GTAAGCGGTTGTCATCTTAAACAGTTTAGTCAGTCGATGGATGGCATAGCGTTCATTTTCAGTGTCGCCGGAGATCAGCTCGATCATCTCCATTCTCCTTTTAACATTGTTCTCAAGTTCAGAGAAATCCATAGTTCCAGTAACATGAGTCAGTAGAGCACCCTCAAATTTGCAAAGGGCGTCGTCCCTGGCATTCTCATCTTCGCTAGTAGCAGAGACAAGCTGGAGGTGACGCGACAATATCTCCTCCAATGTTACATCCCCAAAGTCATCAGTGGGAAGGTCAACAAAATTAAAATGCACACGCGTGCAGAAATCCATAGGTGTTGTGGCAACATCACCAAATCGAGAGAAATTGGTTTCATCAAAAGGTTTAATAACCTTGCGAGCCACAAGATAGCGATACCAACGCATGACGCTCAACATAGTTTCACGATGTTTCTCCTCATAATCAGAGATAGTCAATAGAGCATTTAAAGTGGAATCAGCAAAGATCCAGTCGACACTACCAGCACCAGGAATGCTAGAGTTCGCAGATTGCCAATATTTGCGTTCAAGCGCTATCAGGCTTGAGTTGTCATCAATGGTTTCAGCAATCCCAGGGCCAATTTTGACAATAGTCTCCATCATACCAAAAAGAGACTGACGAGCCGCGGGACACTTGTGCATAAGATAAATAAAATCGAGCAAAAGCAAGCCATATGCTCCGATTTCGGATCGGGTCAAAAGTTGAAGTTTAGAAACAATATCCCACACGATATCACTAATAGCGCCGCTGTCAAATGCGCCACAATTGCATCCCCTGTCTTTTTCAAGAACAGTGCAATTCGTAGTGTGGTTCTCAGCAAGGGCAACCTTCATCGAACACACAAAAGTTGTAATTAGATCATCATACTTTGGGATAGGGATCTCAAGATTAATTGTAGTTTCAGTTGGTTGAAGTTCCAGATCCACCTCGAGCTCATCACTCAAGTCAGATCCACCAAAATTATTAAACTTAAAATAACTACAATCGGTAATGCCATTTTTCTTCGCATAATCAATGATATCATCAAAAGCGCCAATTGGAAGAGATACATTCTGAGAGAAATCACCATATTTCTTGATTTCCTCACTAGTGAGTTGTTTGTGGCGCGTCCAGAATCTACCAATGAACTGCTTATAAGTCATGTCCTTAACAGGCATCTCAAAGCCAGCCGCTTGCAAGTTTTTCTCATACTCACTAAGCCGTTTAACAGATCCATCAAGGGGGTTCAACAATGTAAATTTCATGTGGGGGAAGTCATAAGAGGATTTACCAGGATAATGCTTGTTAAAGAGAACTTGAGAGAAAGTTTGATCAGATGAATCAAGAACTCTCTCGTCGGTGGTAACCTGTACAAGAAGATGGCGTCTTCTATAAACAGCATCATTACAAGCAACACCAGGCACATTGGGGTAAGGAGTGTTTGTTGTAGAAAGGATAAAAGGGGAAGTGAAATAGGTCTCCTTTTCATCAAGATGGGCCATAGGAACAATCATTGGACAACAAGAGATGTAGCTCAGGTATTCCACAATGAGGGTTGGTTCAAGAACCTTCCACATATCATCGTAGTAATACACAGGCTGTCCACGGTACCCACTCTTGTACTCACTGCTTGGTCCAGGGTCAGAATACATCATATAATCGCGGGAGCGGTTCGAAAAACAAGTGGTGTGAATTTCATCAACCATCTTGTTGATCAAAGTGGTCTTACCAACTCCAGCACCACCAACAAATTGTACGTGAAAAGGGGTGGCGCGTGGTTTCCCATAATTCTCACAACGGGAAACACGATCATGGACGTTCTTAAATTTATTGAAAGCGTTATTAAAGGCAGTCACAAGAGTGTTAGGAACAATCTTTTTCCTATTATCATCAGTCAAAAGAGTGTTGATTCGGAGCTGCAGTTTCAAGCCATCAGCGTACACTGCTTTAACCTTATTCTGGACATCCAGCTCGCTGTTTATCTGTGTGGCAACATCGTCACCAGACAAAACAGTGGCACATGATATCCATTGGGCGATCTCGTCTTGGAGTTTGCGAGACTCAGCCTGAAACGTCTCCTCCTCAGGTTCTTCATTATAAAATTGTTTGGCTATCCATTCAAACGCAGCCTTGGCCATAGCCGTAACCCAGGCAAACGTGCGCGATAATCCAGCAATGCCAGCACCAATAAAATGCATGTTCTTGAAAATTGACATTACTGCACCACCCTGCGTCCGGACCCATTCGCGATCCATTGATTTATGTCCCAGGAAGAG